GTTGTCCCGCGCGCTGAGGTCAAAGAACACCGTCGCTGGGTTCGGGTTGCTCAGGACGGGGCAGTCCTTCTTGCTGTCCCACGACACCTTGAAGACGCCGCGCTTGCAGAGCACCGCGTCCATGAGCGCCAGAGCAGACCGACGCCGCATGTTGACCGAGCGGAACGCCCACTCCATCAAACCGTTGGTCGCACCTGCCAGGTCCTGGCTGTCCGGCGTCTGCGGCATCGCAGCGACCTGTGGGTTTGGACCCAGCAGGCTGCTGATGGCAGTGTCGGTAATGGCGTAGATGAGGTTCTTCTGCGCGTACATCGAGGACATGCGCGCGTCGAGGGTGGCCCCCTGCTTCTCGTACGTCTCCCAGAAATCACCACGGTAGTAGGACCGAGCACGATCGAAGTCGTTCTTCTCGTAGTCCTTGTAGTATGTGAGATGCTGCTCGATGAGGTCTTTCAGCTTGGCCACTACTGACCTCCTCGGGCTGACTCGTAAGCAGCCTCGGTGATAACTCCGTCGTCGTAAAGCGACTTCAGCTGTGTCGGAGAGAGTTGCTTAGCGGTAGAGGGCTGAAGACGATCGTAGGGTAGCCCGGAAGACTTCAACCCATAGCGAAGACCGGCTTCAGTTCTTTGGCTCTGGTCAGTTTCGTAGATTGACTGAACGCCTTTAGCAAACTCCGGCACGCCGGGAGGCGCCAATATGCCTACTACGTCGAGATCCCCTGTCGCGATCGCGGCTGCCGCATCTCCCAGTTTGCCGCCGAAAATCCCCCCCGCCGTCTGTGTGAGGTTTGCCTCGATTTTTTCGCGGTCTTTTTGGCTGATCTGGTTTGGGTTTCTGCTGTAGCTGCGTCGAGGAGAAGGCGCGTAAACCCCTGGAGGCTTTGACGGTGGCGCGACAGTCGCGCGCGGGGCTGCGCCCGGGGCCGTTGGGAGAAGAGACGGCGGTGAGGCCGGCGCCGGACTTTGCGCAGGAGCAACGGGGGTGGGTGCGCGGCGTGCGCTCGGGGACGCCGTCGAGCTCACTCCCCTGCTTGGCGGAGGAGATGAGGGGCCGACGTTGGTCAGCAGCACAGACCCATCGGCTTGTTCAATAATCTGGCCGGACGACCTCCCCGGGTCTCCGGCAGACCTCGCCTGACCAAACGTAGTCAGGCTGCCAGGAGATACGCCGGGAGTTCCGAAGATATTGACGAGGTCCTGATCGCTAAGACTTTTTGTCCAGTCAACACCAGACGCTTCGGCCTGCGCGATTCGCGCGGCCAGGTCTTGTTCCGTGCGCTTCTGCTCGTAAGCACGCACGGCATCATCGTCAGAGAAGCGTTCGGCCACTCAATCCCCCATTGACTTCAGAGCCGCCGCGATGTTCTGCAGGCGCACAGCCTGCCCGGCGTGCGTCTCAGAAGCCTTGCGGAGTTCTCCGACCATCTCGTCGATCTGACCAGACATGTCGTTGCTCACTTCCTCGGCGTGCTCCTCTCGGTGCATCTCGCCGGGTCCTTCGTATTCTTCTTCGTCGCCGAAGAACTCGTGCATGTACTTGTCGCCTTCCATGCACTCCATGCACTCACAGCCTGGAGGGTGAGAACCAGGGTCCTGCACGACCTCGAGAATCACGGCATCAGGGCCGAACTTCTCGAAGATGTGCGCCATGAGGTCCTTGAGACCAACCAGGTCCTGCGAGTGCATGGGGTAGTTCATCGACGGTTCCGGCGGCTACGGAACATCGGAAACGCAGTGAGCCGCGGCTCCTCGTCCAGCTCAAGGTCTTCGTAGGCCTGAACATTATCAATGGGCATACGCCTTTCTGGTTCGGTATCGGCTTTGGTGGGGATGATCCGCATGTCCTCGAACTCGTTAGCCGCAGCGTCGAAAACTCCTTCGTCGACACGTGTGATTCCTGCGCCAAACTCCGAGCCCGCTGCTGCCATGGGAGCCGCGGGCGCTGCCGCGGGCGTTGCTTCTCGCGCGGCAGACTCGGCCTGCTTGGCGCTAATCGCCGCTTCCATGGCCTTGTCCAGCGCCGTCTGAGTCTCTGGCCCAACAATGCCGTCTACTTCGATTCCAGCCATGCGCTGGAAAGCTTCGACAGCCCCCTTCGTTTTATCGCCGTAGCTACCATCTGCCCCGAAACCCCCAAGGTCGAAGTTAACTCCGGGGCTTAGCGAGCTCAACGCGCTCAACTTACGCTGGACCTCCTGTACGCCAGCTCCGCGAGAGCCCATCATCAGATTACCGGTGCTTCCGCCCCCAACTTTGGGCCGCTCGGCGTTGATCTCAATATCTTCAAGAATAATCTTGTCTCTTGCCGCGGGCGCTTCCCCAGGAGGCACGTAGTCCGGGATTCGTTCGTCGCCAGGCGCGCGGTACGCGTCGAGGACGCTCTGGTCGATGACACCCTCGTCGCGAAGCTTCTCGAGCTGGTAGTAGTTGAGGTTTTTGCTCAACGACTGCATGTTGACGTCGCGAATGCCCAGAGTCTTGTTTCGCGAACGAGGGCCTGCGGTGTAGCGCAGCTGCTCCACTACGTCCTGGGTCTTTGCCAGCTCGTTAACGGCCAGCGCAGTACCACCTAGAGCAAGCAAGGGCGCCGCTACTGCGGACCCCACCGCACCGAGCCCCGAGGCGAGGCCCGAAGTGAGCCCCGCGGTCTCTGCGGCAGCTGCTCCGCCAGCAAGAACCGGGAGAAGAGGTGCGACTCTTTGTGCCTGTGTGGCGGCTGCCCGCGCCTGAGGAGCGGCTTTTCTCACCGTAGGTAGCGCTCTTCGCGCGGAGTCAACTGCTCCACCCGCCACTCGCTGTGCTTGTGCGGAGGCCTGCTGGGCACCTTGCTGCGCCTGCGCAAAAGATGGCCCGGTGTTTGCTTCGAGAAGTCGCTGCGCCGGAGCAGCCGCTTGCTGGGTACGCACAAGCGCCTGTGTGGCATACGGGTTGTTTGGAACCTGCCGCGCGGCCTGCGCGGCGACCTGCTGGGCGCCCCGCTGTACTTCCGCGAGCACGGGCTGTACCTGCTGAGTGACTCGGACAAGCGCCTGCGTAGGCGAGTTCGCTTCAATCTGCCGAAAACCTGCCTGATTCAGCGCACCCGCGAGGTTGGACATGTTGGTTCCGAAAGGTCCTCGTACCAGCTGATCTACCGCCTGTGCGGGCTTCATCCCTCGGTCGATGAGCGTTGCCACTCTCAGGGCCGCCTGACGAGTAGCCTCGTTGTTTGCATTTCGCAGTGCCTGCTGTGCGGCTGCCCCCGTGGGCCGAGCGAAGTCAAACGTCATCTGAACGCGATCGCCCAACATCGCCATGGCTTCCTGTAGGGCGGCGCCCTGTCTTGGATTCTGCGCGGCGCGGGCTAGCGCTTCCTGACCTGCCTTGATGTCGGAGTACGTCACCATTGAAATGTCACGGACAAATCCGTCGATTGCAGGAAATGTGGGGAGGGCCATTTCGAAACTCCTTAGGCCTTACGGCTCTTGCTTTTTGCGCGCTTGGCGAGGGGTATCATCTGTTATCGAAGATTTGTCGGCTTGGCGTTGAAGCGGGAAAACATGCCCAGCGCAGGCGCGTTTGGATCGTCGGCAAAATGTGCTGAGAGCTTTTCCAGGCTACTACCCAAGAGCAGATCTCGTGCGTAGCCTTCCAGCAACCCTCTGTCGTACATGTCGTTAATGGCCGCATCGGACAGATTTGCCTGCATCAACGCTTCGAACTCGGGAGAGTCATGTGTCACAACTTCGACGATCTCTTCCGGGGTTACTCCATCGGCCCTAAAGCGCGTCGTAGTGATGGGCCCTGAATCTCCTGCGGGCGCCGGAGCAGACTGCTCGGCGGCGTATTTCCGAGCGGCTTCGGCGTTTGCTGCCATCTGCACTTCCCGCAGCTCCCTCATTGTGTCGTCGCCGACAAGCCCGTCCGGGTACAAGCCCCTGTCCTTCTGAAATGCCTTGACTGCCGCCGTGGTCTGTGGACCAAAGTCCCCGTCACTGCGGCCTTTGTAGAAACCTTGCTCTTGCAGGAAATCCTGCAGGATACTTACGTCTTGGCCTACAGCCTTCTCTGCGAGAAACACTGGTGCGAGCTTCTTCTTGGTCGTGGTCGTGGCCGTGGTCTTGGCCTTGGCCGCGGCAGCCCTACCCTGAGGTGACGTCTCGTAGCCTGCCATGATGTCTTCTGTCGTCGGAGTAGTCGTCGGAATACCGAAGAGGTTGCGTGGGGCGTTCCGGGCCGCCATTACGCGGTTTTCGCCAGCCTTCGTCTTGTCCGCCTTCGTGCCGTTATACCTGGCGATCTTGTTAATCGACTCATCGGTAAAGGTGAGTTCCATGCCGTCATCTGCGTCGCGGCGGCTTGTGATATTTCCTCGAGCCATATTAAAACTCCTCAACCCTTACGGGTTGTGCGTTTACGACCAGAGGCGGCCATGTCAGACATTTTCTTCGAGCCGTCGGGCTTCATGGACTTGCCCTTGTACTCGTCTGCGATCTTCTGCTTCGCGGACTCGTAGTCTTTCTTGGGGGTCTTAGAAGCCATGCTTACCTCATCTTCGGCACAGAGAAGGGAGACTCCTGCCGACTGCGCCGCATGGTATCACGCTTGCGGTTGAACAGCCCAAAGGGGATTTGGCCTGGCTTGACCTCCTGCAGGAGCTCTTCGTCGTCGTTCTGTCTGCGTGCGGCACGCCGGTCGTTGTAGCGCTTGACCTTCACCAACATGTCTGCGGCCATGACGTACGTGCGGGCACGGTCGAAGTGGTGCCCCGAGTCATCGTCGCCCCTTTCTCGGCGGCTGAAATCACCGTCGTAGCGGAGCAGCTGCTGCAGCCCTGAGCGTGAGCGAATGATGAGGTCATCCTCACGGAGCAGCCGGACAAGCGCGAACTCAGCCTGGGCGATGCGCTTGTGCGTCGCGTACCAGCCGGGCTGACGCTTACTATAGGTAATCTTCACGTTCATCTCGCGCAGCGCAGTGATGCAGCCCGCGTGGTTCGACTCCACGACGGCGCGAGCGTTGTTGTAGCGCTGGCAGACCAGCTGAATGCGTACAGCAAAGCGGTCAGGTGACTCACGCCCAGACCAGACCGCCACCTCTCGCAAGTCGTCTTTGTGAAACACAGTTAGCGCTGCGGGGTCACCCACGCTGCCGAAGCCGGTCGGGTCTGCGTAGACCTCGTAGGTCTGCCCTTTGATCGGCGCCTCGAACTCTCCGCAGCCGTAGCTGCCTTCGGTCGGGTCTTCGACAGCGGTCTCAAGCAGGGTGCGCAGCACTTCCTCGGGCATCATCGGGCGCTGGCTGCCGATCCAACCGTCGTACGGGTCGCACGGGTACTTCGAAGAGAACAGCCGAGTGTCTCCGACGAACTCTGACCGCAGGCGTGTTCGCATGAAGAAGAGGTTCTCGAGGTCCATGCCCGGACGTTTGCCCATGTAGTCGAGCTCATCCTCGGTCGGGAGGAAGCTCTTGGGCACCGGCAGCCGACAGGTCTCGTCCTTCCACCACTCGAGGAACAGCGGGAAGAACTGTCCGTCCCGTCGGAGGGCCTCATGCCACATGCGCTCATGGTAGGAGCCTGCTCGGCCTGGCGTGCTTTCAACGACCAGCTTTGCGTTCGGTCGCTTGTTGATGCCCGGGAACAGGTTGATGATGGCCTTCTGCTGGTGGATGGCCTCACCGAGCTCCGTGATGTGCAGCCGGTCGATGGAGTGACCGACAGCGGGGGCTCGCCCTTCGAGTGATTTGATGATGATGTTGCCGCCGTGGATGAACTCGAGCTCCTTCTTGGAGCCCTTGCTTCCTGCGGCCAGCGGCATCTTGACCGGCTCTGGCAGGTTCTCGTAGGCGAAGCGCAGACGCTTGAACGCCATCTCCGCGGTGGCGTTGGTGTCGGCGATGAGCATGCCGGCGATGCCCTGCAGGTACATGCAGTCGCGCAGCAGCAGGTGCATGAGCGTGATGGTCGTGATCTTCGCCTGACGGTACTTCGTCACGAAGGTCCAACGATTCGCCTCGATGGCGCGCAGGGTCCGCACCTGTGCCCGGGTCGGGTTCAGGTATCCGGTGCTCTCGTCTTCTCGGACGATCTTGCACATGCTGACGAACGCTTCAGGGACACTGAACATCTGATGGACAGCCGCTGCATCCATGTGAGGGGCAACGACAATCTGAGCGCCCTGTCGCATGTCAAACGCCTGTGTTCGAGTTTGTCACGAAATGTCATGTCAGGAGAGAACTGCCTCTATCAGACATGACCTGTTCTGCGCGCCATGTCTGTGCCCTTCTCTCGAATACTTCGAGGCCAAAGTCCACAAGCGCGCGAAGCACCTCAGAGCGGGTCACGTCGTCAGGCTCCGTGCGGCGACCAATCACTTCAGCCGCCACGTAGTCCCGAAGACAGTCAACACGGTCAGAAGTGCCCCGGTCGTACCGAGCTGCGATGTACTCTCTCTTGCGTCCCATAGGACCTCCTACGGGACCGTATCACAAGCAGAACACATGCGCGACGCGGGAGCTTCGCGCCCAGTAGACTCTCCCCACCTTACAAGGAGGCACCCATGCCGCTCATTCGCCAGGAAGAAATCTACCCCGCCGCTCAGTACCCCTGGGCACAGGCCGTTCAGATGGTCGCAAACGGCGCCGTCTCGCGTAACGACCTTGTCGCTGTCAACGCGGTCGCCGCTACGGGCAGCGTTATTCCGAAGGCTATCGCCGCGGATTCTACGGTTGTGCTTCGTCGTGCTGGCGTGATCATGGTCGCGACCGGAGCTGCCGCTGACGGAGAGTCTTTCCTGGCGGTGCCTTGGGTCGTGCTCACCAACGTGGACACCAGCAGCGGCACCGCAGGTGCCCCCGTCTACCTCAGCACCGGTGGCGACTTCACCAAGACCAAGCCCACCGCCGCAGGCGCTGTCGTCGTCCCGGTCGGCTCCATCATGGTTGTCGGCTCGGGCACCACTGACGGCACCGTTATGCTGAACCCCGGCGCAGCCATGTCTACTGGGCTTGTCAAGGGAGGCCAGTTCACCGTGGCGTCGGGATCGGCGACGGGCACCGTAGCAATCGGCTCGGACTTCGGCGGAGGAATCGCCGTCGCCACTTTTGCTGAGGCACCCACCAGCTCGGTGACGATCGCTCATGCCGCTGTCAGCGGTGGAACGCTTACGGTCACGTTGAGCGGTACCCCCGGAGGAAGCGGCGTCAAGGTCAACTACATCGTGTACGCCGCCGCGGCTGCTGCAATCTGATTCTGCGGCAGTGATCGCGTCACTGGCAGGTTGCTCCGCCAAACGCGAGAACTGACCGCTGCCCCCGTTCCTCCCACCTACTCCGGGGGGGCGGGGGCACTTTCGTTTACTATTGACACGTATAGAACACGGTTGATATACAAACTGCACGCACCCAGTGTTCGAGAGCGGGCAGCCGAAAGGTCCGACAAGACAGGTCCTGGGCAGGCGTAGAAAGTCGTTTACTACTCCGCTCAAACCATCTGCCTTAGCGCAGGAGAACACCGTGGCTATTTCTACCGAGGTCCTGAACACGACCTACCGACAGCTGAAGGGTCCGCTGATTGACACCTTCATGCGTCGTACGCCCTTTCTCGACACGCTCATGAAGAGCAACCGTGTCCGCCAGAACATCGACGGCGGCACGACCATCGAGCGCGCAATCATGACCGGCTCGCCGGCTCAGGGTCGCGGCATCTACAACGGCACCGAGCTGCTGAACCTCACCCGCAACAAGCGGACTGAGCAGCTCAAGGTCGAGCCGCACCGGCTCGCCGCTGCCATCGCCATCCCGAACCGCGAGCTCGCGCAGAACGATGGCCCCCTCGCCGTCATGCGCCTCATCGAGAAGTACCCGGAGGCTTTCATGAAGTCGACGGACCGCT